GGTATTGCTCAACTCGTTGCTGTAGGCGCACAAGACGCGCACCTTGTCGGTCAACCCGAAGTTTCCTTCTTTAGATCTAACTATAAACGTCACACGAATTTCGCCCAAACTGTCGAAAGACAAGTTATCCAGGGCAACCCAACTGCGGGTAGTATATCTACTGTTCGTTTCGAAAGAAAAGGGGATATGGTTGGGTACGTGTACATTTCACCAAACGATGGTACCAAAGCGGTTACATTTTCACCATCTGATTGGGTAACTGCCATTTCTAAGGTAGAATTGTTAATCGGTGGCCAAGTCATTGACGAACAAACGTCCACCTTTTCCCAGTACATTGCACCAACCGTATTAGCACAAAATCTCACGAAGTCTACATCTGGTTTTGCCGAGGCAGCTGAAAGTAAGTTTTACCCACTCAGGTTTTCGTTTTGCGAAAACGCACAATCGGCTTTGCCATTGATTGCACTCCAATACCACGATGTCGAATTGAGAATCACGTGGGGAAGTGATCTCCAAAGTGCCAAATATGAAGTCTACACTCAATTCATTCACCTCGACACGGACGAGAGAACGGTTTTGTCTTCTGCACCACAAAACATGGTCATTACCCAAACACAAAAAGCGGTAGCCTCCGGTTCTAAAATTCAAGAATTGAACTTTAACCACCCAATCAAGTGTTTAGCCGCCGCCGATGGTAGTGCACTTACTATTGCGGGGGACACGAACAAAATGAAACTCCAAATTAACGGTACGGATGTTACCGATTTCAAATTTGTCGATCCACACTACACCGCAATCACTTCATATTACCATACATCTGGTTCGAAACCAATTACTAACATAACGACGTCGGTCGTAAACCCAAATGTAACACTTCCAATTTCATACTCCAATACTACCATAGAGGAGATATATCAAACTAATGTCGCGACGATTACTTCTACGACTGTAGCTACAGGTGAAAACGACAAATTATTCTTGTACCCATTCTGCCTCGATACGTCCAAACTCCAACCAACCGGATCCCTCAACTTCAGTAGACTCGATTCCGCGAGACTTGTTAACGATACCGCGAACTCCGACGACGATATCTATGCCGTCAACTATAACATCCTCCGTATCGAAAATGGTATGGGTGGTTTGATGTATTCCAACTAAGCAATTTAATTTAGCCACTTATTATAAATGTTTTGGCAATTAGTGTTTCTCCTAGCTTTCGTTTTTATTTTAACGTATGATCCAAAATCGGGTACGCTAAACCACTTGGTAAGTGACCAAAAACCACCTCCACAAAACGCGGAGTGTAAAGAAGGTCATTACCAGGAAATTCAGTTTGCCCAAATGGGATACGAGTGTCCACAGGAAAAAAGAACGCACATGGGTGCGATTATAAGAACTTAAAAACTTAGCTCGTATTTTATATATAATGTTTACATTCGACCGCGATACCGCTACTATAGTTGCCGTGCTCATGTGTATTGTTGCCACAGTATACATGTACAGAGAACTTAATAAAACAAAAACCGAAATGGAAGGTGTCAAGGGATTTTACGGAAATCTCATGGCACACTTATCCAGACCACGCACACCAAAAAATTTATCCGAAGATCAACCACAAAATGAGGAGATTTTAGAAACCCAAGATGACAAATCCGAAGAAGAATCTTCAGAATAATCATCTTATTCAATTATAACTTGCTAATGAGCAATGAAGAAATACAAAGCAATAGCTATACCAGTTACATTTATAGGTGATAAACCACGTTTTCTCACCGTCCGGGATCGAAGGTTCAAAGATTGGATTTTCGTCACCGGAGGGTGCAGGCGAAGAGAAATACCAAATCCATTAAGAACGGCTTTGAGAGAACTCGAAGAAGAAACCAGAGGTGTTATTTCCCTGAAAAGAGGGGAATACACGGATTTTAAATTTACAGTAAAAGAAGCTCCGGGTATTGAATTAGAATACAACGTATTCATATTTTTCGTAAACTATACCATACAGGACCAAGTTGAACTCATACGAAAATTCAACGAAGAAAAACAAAAAATGAACCTTCGCAAGGTTCAAAAACAACCTATCAAAAGAACACACGACGAAAACGATTTTATGAATTTCGAAACACTCGCGGAGTTTAGTACCAAAAAACAATGGGATCGCATAGTTAAAAACGTACTAAACAACCCAGAGTTTTACGCGTGTGTGACTTCTCTCGATAGAAAAACCTTCTCTATTAAATAATGAAGTCTAAAACCTACATTTTATCCCAAATACGCGACCTTCTCATTGAAAGACACGCATATACTCCAGAACGCGCAGATCGTTATTTGGAATTACACAGGGAAGATAAAGTCTACGAGCTCCTCGTTCTAAAAAAATCTTTAACAGAAGAACAGGAGTTTCCAGAAGTATCGTATAGACGATCCATTTGGCATCACGAATACGATGATGAATAAGGAACATAAAAAATTAAAACGTAAGATTGGTAAGTAAACATGTTTAAACTTTGGTGTAAAAACCAAGGTTTTGCACATAGCTCCGATCTATCACATGTGCTCATGGACGGTGGCGTCCTTTCTGTGCCATTTGATAGATTGAATGAATTTTATACTAAATGTGTAGAAGCATACAATTCCGGTGAACAAATATTTATTGTCGAACAAAAAACCGAAAACTATAACTTTTTCATGGACCTCGATTATAAGGACGACGATGAACTAACCTTAGATCAAATTAAGGATATATGTAAAGTCATATGTGATAAAGTTTCCAAATTCGGGGGTAAAGACGCTTTAGTATCCGTCGCCGAACCAAAACCAATTGGTCACTTCATTAAAACCGGAATACACATCAATTGGCACGGGTTCGTAGTGAACAGATCGTCGGCTTTGGCTCTAAGGGAACACGTCATAAACACACTAAACTTAGCGTACGGATCGCGCGATTGGAAAGATATTGTTGATATTTCAGTCTATGGAAACTCTTCGCGTAATACAAAGGGAAGTGGATTTCGTATGCCGTGGTCACACAAAAAAGCAAAACACGAAGCATGTTCTGGTCAGGGATGCGACGCGTGCAATAATTCAGGTAAAGAAACACAGAGTGAATATTTACCCATTTTTGTATATAAACACGGACCTTTGTCAATGTTACAGAAAACAGATCAAAAACCCTCTGTTGATATGTTACACATGGCAACTTTACGTACACAGAGTACAGATCCAGTTACAGTAGAAGGAACTACAAGGAAAAATGAAGGCTCTTTTACGAATATACAAACTAAAAATGAATTTAAAAATCAAGAAGCTCTTCTACTCGTAGAAACTTTTGTAAGAAAACATCTCGAAGGACAGAGTACTGCATCCGTTACAAAAATGTTCAAACACAAAAATCAATTTCTTGTTTCAACAACATCTAAGTATTGTGAAAATTTACGGCGCGCACACAGTTCAAACCACGTATGGTTTCATATAATAGGTGATACCATAGCTCAAAAATGTTTTTGTAATTGTGAAACCATGAAAGGTCGTTTTTACGGGTTTTGTAAAGATTTTTCAGGAAGACGACACCAGTTACCCAAAAAGATAACGGACGTTCTCTACGAGGATGGTAAAGTCCAAGCGTATGTACCCAAAAAGAAAAGTCCGGAGACAAGTCAAGTACACAACCCGGATGAACTTATCGAAAAGTTTATAAAAAAGTATGTTGTACAAAAAGAAACATTTCATATCGATTCTATCAAAAAAGTGGGTGTTAAGAAATACACCGTAAACACGAACCACGAGTGTAATACGTGTAAAGAAATCGTATCTTTTAACATTATAAAAAATCAAATACAACAAACGTGTAAGTGTAATTGTCGTGCACATATTCTCACAGATAAAATTGTACGTACTTTATAGAATGTTGGCTGTATTACTAGTTGTTTTTATGGTATATTTAGCATCGTCTTTAATTAAAAAAGATACAGGAACCGACCATATAACCGAACTCATACGCAAAACCCTCCCTTATTCAGGATTAAACCAAGTTTTATACAGGGAATTCTTAGCAAATATGAACATGGCTATAGAATATAAGACACACGTAGAAATTTCAGAAAAGTTACTCGACCGCGCACTCAAAAATTTACGCGAACTCGCTCTTTACACGGTTTCGAGTGATACGAGCGTTATAGAAGAAATAGATACGTTGGCAAACCAAATAAACGCCGAATTTGAACTCGTTTTAATAAATGAAACTCTTAATAAAAAATAACGTATTTAAAAGAATAGTCATATACATTAATTATAATGACAATAAATCAAGGAACACGCACGCGTTCTGGACGCATTTCCAAAGTTCCGGAACGTTTAGACCCAATCGAAGATATACCAGAAGACGATTACTCAGACGACGATTACGAAACCGAATCTGATATCGATAGTGAAGATGATGTAGATCTTCTCGAAACAGACGACGAAGACGATTTTGAAGATGACGATAGCGATGTGGATGAAAATGGCAATTTGAAAGGATTTGTTGTTGACGACGACGAAGATGAAGATGAGGAATAATAAGCTTAAAAAAATAGTTTTATTTTTTATAAATGGAAGCTGAAGTTGGTACTCCCATAGAATATAATCCAGACGAATTCGTAAAAGACCAAAAAGAAGAAGAGCCGGAAAATAACGATCAGTATTATTTTCCGCCTCCGCAAAACCATTATTACGATCAACCACCTTTACCGGAAAAAGTTGATATATTTTCAAATTTAGATAAAACGGGGTACATTATTATTTTTGTTGCATTTTTATTAGGATTTTTCATGGGTAAAACCATGCAACCCGTTATTCTTCGACCTGGATAGGTTTACCGCGTATCCATAAGTGTTCGGACGACGTTTGTTGCCCTTCAAAATCACCGATTGGACCAAGTTTAGGTTCTGTAAAATATGCGCGACTCACAACGAGTGGGTCCTTTAGTATATCCTTTGCGACATCGGACGCACTCACGTTTTCTGTACCTGATTTACTTTTTCGATCTTCGTATAATCGTAAAAATAAACCAAACATGAATAGAACAATAAGAATGGTGATTATGTTCAATATAATACTCAACATACTTACATTTATATAACAAAATTAATTAATTATTTAGATTCTACTTCTTCACCTTCCTCAACTTCACCTTCACCTTTCGTATCCTGGGCTTCCGTGGAATCTTCCTTTGCTTCGGATTCACGTTTCTTCCTTCTTTCTTCAATTTCTTCAGCGACAATCGCGTCCGCTTCTTTAACAAGTTCTTCCATTGGCGTATCTGGTTTCTCTTTTTGAAGGCGCTCAAGCACTTCAGCTGGGTGACTAATTGGTGGTTCATCGGGTTTCGTATAATACTTTGAGTTTTCATCACCCGGTTTAATGAACGTATTGGTTCCATTTTCCATCATGTCACGTTTACGTTCAGCAAACATCTTTGCGGCCAAGGCCTGATTTTCTTTGTATCCCGTCATGAGTTCCTCGAGCTTTTCGTTCGTATAGTGAACGTCCTCGATCTTCGCCGGGTCTGGAGGAATTAACAGCCATTTATACATGTCGACAACATAAATATCAAACGTCGCATCTTCTTTTTGAAGACGCTTCGCGTGTGAAGCCGCTTCATCACGAGTCGCAAATGTACCCCTAATTTTAATACCAAACTTATCGTTTTTTTGTGGTGCTTCCGGTCCTACAATGGAAAGACACGCGTAAAGTTGACCAGGAACGGTTGTGTAATCTTGTTCGAGAGACATTATTTATATTCTAAGTATGCTTAAAAACTTTAAGTCTATTATACATAACAATGCACGAGTTCTGGAATAAACAACCTGTTCCTCAAGATAAAGTTGTTTATGAAAAAGATGGTGAAATAGATTCATCTAGAAAACTTAGGTACGAAAAAAACCCTTTACCCGAAGGGTACGAATGGAGTTCGTGTACTGTAGACGAACTCTACGAATTTCTTAAAGAAAACTATATTCGCGACGAATTTTTTGAGTTTCACTATTCGAAAGAACTCATCGAATGGGCAACACAACCACCGGATCATATAAAAGAGTGTAATATAACTATACGTAAATCGGATACAGGAGAAATCGTCGTTTTCAATTCAGGGGTACCCGTGAACGTTCGTATCAACGAAAAAAATATTAAAATGTTACAAGCAAACTTTCTATGCGTATCCAAAAATATCAGGGATGTAAAGTTTACACCCACTATTATTTCCGAACAAGTTCGGCGTATGAATATAAATAACATATGGTCAGGTATATCTACCATTGTTAAACGAATACCTACACCCATCGCTAAAGTCAAATATTGGCACAGACTCATAAACGTCAAGAAACTAAACCGAGTAGGGTTTTCCAACGCACGGGAACAGGCGTACCGTATTTTAGGTACATCGCAGTTTAGGGAAATGACCGAACGCGATATACCTCGCGTCACGAAAATGTTACGCGATCATTTAAACCAGTTTAAACTTTCACTCGACATAGACGAATCGTACGTCAAACACTGGATTCTCCCTCGTAAAGATACCGTATATACGTACCTAAACGACGAAAAAGATCAATTTGCCACGTTTTATAGTTTGGATTACATACACAAACCAAGTGGTGAAACCATAAAACAGGCGTACACGTTTTACAACGTTGGGAACTGTTTAAAAGATGCCGTAATCATGGCACGTAATCGAGGTTTTGACGTTTACAATTGTCTAAACGTAGGCGTAGACGAAGAAGAACTTCGCAAACACAAGTTCATGGAAGGTACGGGACACAATCACTATTACCTTTGGAATTGGAAAATAAGTGAAGAAATACAACCTAAGAATATCGGGTTTGTTATTATTTAAAACACGAAGTTAATTAAAAATGGTACCCGAATCTTACATTAAAAAGAACGACGAAATCAAGGCGGTTCGCGAATTAGAAGATCATTTAAACAGGGACGTGGTCGATATTATTATAAAAAAAATAGAAAAATCAAACAGACTTGAATACGAAAACGAGTGTATAAAACATAAAAATTTTGCATCATGTACAAAATGGTTTAATATATTCAAAAATACATATTGGGGCATTTTTCCTATTAGAGGGGGTAGACAATTACCAGATTCGGAAATTATACTAAACCGTAATACCTTTGGTAATACTATGAAATCTGGTCGAAACCGTAGTGATTTCGAATATGATGAAAATTATTACGAACAACGTGCATATGGGATGGACCACAGAGAAGAATATATAGGTAAAGATGGTATAAAGTATCAAGTGTGTTCTCAATACCCGTATAATTTGATATTGAACGAAGACCAAATGAAATTGGAAGGATGGACAAAAATAGATCCATTATATCAAATCGGACAAGATACTTACATAAGAGAATTTGACAAGGATAAAATCAGGTGTAAACAAAAATTACGAAAATTGTACGAGGAAAAAAAGATGTATATGAAAAATGATACTTATTATGTTAAAAAATTGAAAAAAACAAATAAAAAAATCGAAGAATTGGAGGAATCATTGGGATACGTTTACGAACAAATATCGAAAAGTTTCTGAAAACAGTTCAAAATATTGTTATTTGTGAAGATAAAAGGGAACCTTAGTGAAGTAACTCCATTTAAAAAAGAAGAACGTCTATATAAATAAATGGAGGAGATACGCAAGTACCATAACGAGGCCAAGCGTCTCCTCATCCAATCGGCTACCCGCGAAGGCGACAGTATTTTGGATGTAGGATGTGGTTTCGGTGGCGATCTTCAAAAGTGGCGACACGTCGGGGCAAACATAAGCATGTGTGAACCCAACCCCGAATCACTCAAGGAGGCTAAGTCGCGCGCTAAGAACATGAAAATACGCGTCAACTTTTACGAGGGTGATATATTCGCGTGTCCCCAAAGAAAATACGACGTCGTATGTTATAACTTTGCGTTACACTACATTTTCGAAACGAAACAGTTATTCGAAACGTCACTCTTAGCCATCAAGAATAGAATTAAACCCGGGGGTCGGTTCATAGGAATAGTACCGAATTCCGATAAGATTATCATGAAAACACCCGTAAGAGACGATCTCGGGAACTACTTTTTAACGAAAGAAACGAGTTCGGGGAACTTTGGCGAAAAGTTATACGTCCACTTAGCCGATACACCGTATTATGCCGACGGACCAAAGGTTGAGCCCATTGCACACAAAGACATGTTATTTACACGCATGGAAGATTTGGGGTTTACTTTAACACTATGGGAAGATCTTAAAGGAAACCCGGTTTCGGATCTGTATAGTAAATTTTGTTTCGTGTTTAGGAAATGATTAGTTTCTATTAGTACGTCTACTCTGAGCAGCATTACCC